CTGAGATACCCATAAAACAGCGTATTACTACCGCTCCTAAATCATTTGCTAAATCAATATTAGCATCAAAAACTCCATTTTGATTACCGATAGATGCAGAAAGTCCTGATCCACATGGAACTAAACATGATCCACATGGTTGAGCGTTAAGCAATATACCATTTAGTTGTTGTCTTATAATTCCTCCTTGTGAATAATATCCATCTGAAGCAAGGGTAGTTAATCCTGAATCTGTATACAAAGCCGAAGCTTGTGAAAAATTTAATCCATCAAAACAATATGTTCCTAATGCTGCCATTTATTTATTTATTTATGGGCATGTAGTTACTGCTGTAACTAAGCCAAATTGATTTACTGTTATATAATCTGTTGAACTTATTTTATATAAGCCTTGTGATAATGTGCTTCCTACAGCTCCATCTGAAGAAGAATATACGAAATCTTGATAAACTGGTAACGAGTTATTTCCAGAATGATAGTAAGTAACACCTAAAGGCTGACCACAAACAATTGCTGCTGTACTTTCAATAGTACTACTCAAATATGCTTTAAATGTAAATGCACAATCACAACAAGCTGAAGAAGAAGAGCTTGCATCAAAACAAAACTCTTGACAACTAACTAATCTATAGTCATATATTAAATATAAATATTGATTTGCAAGTGGTAACGATAAATTACTTATTGTTGTTTGATATAATCCACTGGAAGGGCTTATTACCGATCCATTAGGTACAGTAGTAGCCGCAGCTAATAGCGAAACTATATCCGAAGCATTATTATTATACAATGTATTACTGGATAAATATTTAAAATTATCCTCTGGATATCCCCAATCATAATCATCAAAATTAATTTTATTAGAACGAATTGTTAAATCAACACCATCATAAGGAAACACACCTAATGATCTTACTCCTGCTTGAGCGTCATAACTTGAAGCTACTAAATTGCTTGAACCAAATTCTGCTAAATCTGAATCGATTGGACTTATATTGTTTGTGTCTTCCCACAGATACTCTACATGAATAAACTTTCCACTTTGCTCTGGTGAATTCATAACCACCTTTACAACAGTTATATCTACTGGTGTTACACAAGCAGATGTAACATAAAAAGATGCAGTTGTTATTGCTGTAAATGTTACAGTTGCGTTAGGTGGAGTATTAAGAGTTTTTTCAAAACTAAATGTTCCAGTTCCTGTTAAAGTCGCACTTGTTGTTGTAACACCATTCCATAATACTGAAATTGTTATTGATCCAGAAGTTATAGTGTAATTAAAATTAGCTGTTCCAATTAATAAACCATAATCTATAACACTAACAATAGCATTAGTTCCCCCAGTTAGCAATCCATTTCGTTGTAATGTATAACCACATTGAGAAATTACTGGAGGTAAAGGAATTTCATTGCAATTCATTCCTAACACGTACTCATCCATGTAAGGATCATAACCTCCTAATTTTTGCGTTTGAATTGATTCATAAAACTCATCTCTAAACCAAGAACGCATTCCTAATTGAGATATTACTTCTAAAGAATCATTATTTCTACTTGTACCTCTTAACTTCAATACAGCGCCTCTTTTTACATCAGTAAAAAACATGTCATACCCATGAGCTACAAAGCTTTCAGGATTATAACTAATACCATACTCTTCAATACGAGCAATTTGAGTTCCTAAAATTTGAGGAACTGATGCAATAACACCACCACCAGTACTGTCACTAATTAAGTTTTTACTTGATAATACATAAGTAATTCTGTCTTCTTGTAAAACTAAAATATCTGTTTCTCTTGGATGCATTTTTTGTATTGGTCCAAAAGAAGTTTCACAATCTTTGAAATTTATTAATCCTAAATTAAACTCATTAAGATTATTAACACCACTATTACTACTAAAAACACCACTATAAGTTATACCTTCAAATCTATCAGCCTCTTTAAAATCTTGATTAGAAACAGCTAATACTCTTTGACCTAATTGAAATGGTCTACCAGCTAATTGATCTTTTATTTTAAAACTTTCAACTCCGTTTCCAAATGAAAAACAATCTCTAAAATTTAAATTAACTACAGCATCTTGAGTAGCAGTTTGACTTTGATCGCCTAAATCTGTTTTAGTACCAGATAAATGAAAACCATCTGGCTGTGAAATAGAAAAAGATTCTGACGCATCATAATACAATTCTGCATTCGCATCAGCTGGTTCTGTTTCAAAAACAATTAATGTATTTGCTCTAAACACTATTAACTCAACCTCTAAATCAGATGTTCTGTCAGGTTGCGGCCATGTTCTCTCACATCCAGGGACTCCAGAAGAAACACCTAAATATAAAGGATCATTAACACCTTGAGCAGCATCTTGTATCCACTGAAAAGTTACAGTATCACGAGAGCAAACTACGTTGTTAGCTACAGCTGAATTGTTAGGTGTTGTACCACCTGGTACTGCTAAAGTCGAATTATTTATTGCTTCCGTTTCTGCATCAATATTTCCAGGTTGAGCAAGACCAGGATTTATATTATCTTGAAGCCACCATTCTCTCATGTTTGAGTAATCCCTACTTGCTACATATTCTTGTTCCCACTCCCATAATCTTTGTTCACATTTGTTTCCATTATAAGTGTCATTACGAAACATTACAACTTTTATTCTTATAACAGTACCTCCTGGAACAGTATAATTATTTGTTATTGGATTTGCAGGATCAGTAGTATCTGTAGTAAAAACTGGATAACCAATTTTTCTCCTATTTGAACAACTACTACTTCCTCTTGCATCTGATGTTCTTTTTTCATTTCCATACTCTACAACAGAGTCATCAGGAATAACAATATCAAAATTTTGATTTTTAATAAGCATGTATAATCCTTTCAATTGGGAAGAATCATCTCCTAACTCATTATCATCATTTAAAAAGTTTGTTGCTTCTGGAGATATATCTAATATTTCACAAGTTTCAACTCTTGATAATGCTCCACTAACATCAGCTTTTACAATAAGTGTTTGTCCTTTTTGAACCTTGTTTGCGTTATCTCCTTCGAGTCTAAAGAAAATCATGTTATCACTTGGTCTAACATAATAAAAATTACAAAATATAGTTTCGTAAGGCCCTTTACTTGGCTTAACAACAAACTTATATCGTTCTGCCCAATAAGGCGCTCTGGATGATACCGCAACTTGTATACTGTTTGCAGTAACACTATTGCCAGGTTCTACATAAACAGTATTATATTCAGAAACTAAAACCGTAGAAGATCTACCATATTCATCGCTGTATACAATACCTGTTTCAAAATCACGATCACTATGTAAACTTCCTGTATCTAAGTCTGTTGTAAAACCACCAGATACAGATACAAATCTAAAATATTCAAATAAATTAGTTACAATAGGAGCAGCTGGATCAGTATTGTCGGTTGCTCTATAGTTCATAGCAATTAACTGAATATCACAAGTGCTTGATCCTGGCGCAAAATTTGAAAGCCTAAAACCTTGTTGTATTGTAGCATCTGTAATACCACTATTAAATTTAACAAAAGGAAAAGTTCCTACAGCTGGACTACTTAATGCATTATTAAAAAAATCAGTCAAAGAATTACCTTGATCCGCTGTAGCAATAGGTTGAATGTTAGTGCCAAAAATAGTTCCAATACGATCTGCAAATAAAGAACTACTAAAAAAGTCATACGGAGTCGCATAATCTTGATCTAATGTTATATTTACATCTATTGAAAAATTTTGATTTTGAAATTCTATATTATCTTCTGCCTCAGTAGTGCTTGTCGGAACAAACACTCTTTTCTCGCTGGCAAAATTAAATGAAAATCCTATTAAAGAATTAGTTTTTAGTTTATCAGCAATAGAAGTAAAATTAATTGTAGCTTTTGAATTTGGAATTGATTCACTACCGTTAAGTGTATAATTAATACCAGTCGTTAAAAGCCCTAATGGTAATTCTGCAAAACCTAAAATAGTATTAATTAAACTTGTGTTATAATCAATCGCAACTGTACTTCCGTTTGCGTCTGGTCTTGTAATATTATAACCATCCACATAATTTCCAAACATTAATCGATTACCTTGTATTGTTTGAGCTTTTGCTAATCTTGGAACATTATCATATTGCCTAAGTAATTCGTCATTACCTAATACAGTATATATTTTATTATTAGTAAAAGTATAAGTTTTAGTTGTATTGTTAGCCCAACCAAAATCTTCTTTTTTAAACCTTTCGATTACATTTAATGTGTTTGAATTTGTGTCTTTAAATAATAAATCAACTTCTTTAACCCTTGAACTACCTGTAGAAAATTCAACAACCACACCATTATAAAGGTTTAACATTCCCTCATTACAATAATTTTTTGTACTGAATTGAAATTTTCTTGGTACAAATGCTGGCACAGTAAATAAAGAAGTTACACTATATTGCCCATCTTCATATCTGTATCTATAAGCAAAACATAAAAATCTATTTTCAATATAATTTTCATTTCCTGCAATATTTAAAAAACTTATTAGTGGAGCTGGTAAAGGAATGTTATTCCCTACAATGTTTTCAAAACCAGGAGGTTTAACAATTACCGATATATCTTCTTCTATAATTTGATCTGTGTTACCAATTGGCTCTGGATAACTTCTACTTATATTTATTGTTCGAGGTGGGTTTAAATCATCTGTCCAAAATAACAAATCTTCAATTAAATCAACCCCTGTTATTAAATACAAAGAATTAAAATTTAAAAGATTTTCACTAACTAAATGATAGTTAACTATTTGATTAGTTGTATTAAATGACACAACTAAATCTACAACACCACCAGCAGCTTGAGTATTTGCACCATCATGAATAAACCAGTAAATAGTTTCTCTTACACCATCCTCATACGCTCCTATACATACAGCGGAGCTACTTATAGCCACTCCCTTGTATTGAATGATAGTAAGCTGCTCATTACCTCTTGAGTTCTCTACAGCTCCTATTTCAGTAGATTCAGTTGATCCTAAACGAACATTTTGAGCATCAATATATTCTCCAGGTGGAAGAAGTCTTTCATCCACAGATTTATTCATTCTACCTGCAATAAAATTTGTTGTAACTATTGGCATATTATTTTATAATTTTATTCTGACCTCTTAAATTCATTAAAAGCCTTCCAGGGTGTATGTTACTTAATCTTATTTTTGCATTTCTTAATAAAGAAGACTTATCTTTTCTTGCTCTGTTTACAATGTATTCTTGAATACCTAATCTTCCGTTTAAAATAGAATATCTAATATAAGCATAAATATATTCTTCAAATAATTTATTCACTTGAACCTCAGTATCAACTCCATTTTCCATACCATCAGATACATACTCTAAAACAATTGAAGCAGCTCCTGATATGTTACTGAAATTAATTACTCCAGATTGTTTATCTATCGTAAATGTAGGATTTGAGTTTGCAGTTTCAGTATTTAAACCAAATCTTGCGCCTACAGCATAATCAAAATACCAATTTCCATCACAACAGTATCCTTCAGATCCATGATATGGACTTCCTTCATTTAAATAAATAGAACAACCACTACCTCTAATTCTCTCTAAATCTAATTCAGACTCTTGTGGCATTAAAACATTTCCATTTTGATCAAATAAAATATTAGAATCATTGTCTTGCAAATATGCAGAAGACCAATTTGTTTGAATATTTTCTGATAAAGGACGTAAACATCCGTTTGTAAATTGAGAAATTCTAACCCAATTAACATAATCTTGTGGTAATACAAATCTTAATTGTTGAGTAATGTCTAATTGAAGGATTTTTATTTCCTTCATTGCATCATAATTTAATTCTTGAACACCTCTTTTTGCATGAAATAATATTTGATATCTTTCTATATTATTTATTAATTCATGATTCCCTTGATACATTAACATGAAATTGTTAACTATATCAGCTAAAGAAACATATTGATATGAACCCCAATTTGCATCAGTTGGATTATTTCCTGAATTTGCGTAATATGCGTAATCGTTTATATATGCCATCTATCCCTGAGTTATTTGTTCTTGTTGTAATTCTTGGTTACCAAAATTATATACATCAGCTTCTCTTATTTCAATACCTACATATTGACAAATCTTAGCTATTAACGCTGGCTCATCAGACAATGGTAATTCAAAGTCTTGATAATCCGCATTTGTAGCATCAAATAAAGGCTCTCCAGCTATTAATGTAGCATAAGTCCAGTTTGGCGGCAAAGGGTATCTAACGTACTGTGACGTTAATCTTCCTATTGTATTTATCGTGTTAGGAAAAGCCTCTGCTACAAGAGCGTTTTGAGTATAAGCTGGATAACTTATATTTGGTTTTGTTAAAATAGAATTGTTCAACATCGTAATTTTACTTTGTGCTACTCTTTCTGCTTCAACAATATCATTGACTGAATATATATTGTAACTTTTTCCTACATTATTCCAAACTTGTCCTCCTGCTGTTGCAAAGACTAAAAGATTTGTTGCGCTTACAATTGTAGAAATTACAGTGTTATAAACCACTCCTCCTGTAATTGTAGAAACAATATCCCCAACAGCTACTCCTGCCGCAATAAAATCCGCTGTAGTGTCGTTTACCGCTATACCTCCACCATTGGTCGAAGTTGTAGTTCCAGAAGCTAATTCTTTTGTGTATACCATCATCTTATTAATTAAATAATAATCAGTTGGCAATATGTATAAATTAGATAGGGGATTTCCTCCAGGGACTGTTGTAGTGTTTAATAAAGGTACGTTAACATAAAATGTATCTATTACCTCTAATAAACCTTTTGAAATATCTGCATATCCAGTACCTGATTGTCTTTGATTTTCTTTAACTAACTGACTGTTGTATTGATAAAAATAATCCTCAAACATATCCATTTGAGACTGCGCACAATAAAGATTAAAATCTTGTGGCGAAATATATCCGTAGTTATTTTTATTTGCTATTGCTAATACAGTATTTCGTACTTCGTTTATTGGCATAATTAATTCTTTTTACAAAGATAGCAAAAAAAAAGAGGCTACTTTTTTTTGTAGCCTCTCTTTGATTTTATAATTAATGCTGTTATGCATTAACGATACTTGTTACAGCTTTTGGAAGACTTACTTGATAATAAGGTCTCTGCCAAGATGTCGCTAATGCTACTTCCATATTCTCTAATATAGAGTTGTAAACATCATGAGCTACTTGAGCTGCTGTTGTAATTGTCGTAGTAGTTCCATCAACATAATCGATTGTAACTGTTACTGCCGTAGCTGTTGCTGTAGCAACCGCTTTTACTCCATCAAGACTGATCAATTGACCAGTAATAGGAGCATTCGTAATTTTAAGAAATTTTACCATTTTATAAAAAGTTTTTAATGGGTTAATAAAGTACAAATATAACAAAAAAAAAGCCACCCTTTTAAGGTAGCTAATTTTCAGTTAGTTGTTGTTTTACTTTATTTTATTTTTAAGAAGTTTATAAACCTCTAAACCATCATCACTTTTCATAAATGATGCAACTATAAAGTTAACATCTTCTCCGAAAGGAATGGTAAGCATTTTCTTTTTATTATTTGGAAGATTATAGTAAACATCTTTACCATTATTTCTTGTAGATAAAAGTGCTAAGTTAAAAAACTGATACACATCATCCATAAGTTCTAACATTGGATCATTAACGGTATCTAAGAAATCATCTGGATTGTTTTTAGCATAAACTAATATATCTCTTTTCAACTCTGCTGTTGTCATGTTTTCTACAGCATTACCCATCAACACCCTACATACTTGAGTTAATTTGTAAATATCTTTAGTAATTTTTTTAGCTTCTATTTGAGCTTCTAACTCATATTCAACTTGTTCTAATTCAGAATTAGCATCACGCTCTCTGTTTATTTCCTCAAACACATATCCATTACTTGGATGTAGTGCTAAAAATTGTTGTAAATTTTGGTTTTCTTTATTTACCGTTAACATTCCATCTTCAAAAACAATAGGTTCTAAAATAGCATTACCATCTTGTTCATTTTCAAAAGGTGACTTTTGATTACGAGCATAACGTAATGGTTGATTAACTCCTGTTTCTTCGTCAAAATGTAATAAAGGTGACCTCTGTGAATGTCGTGAAGATAACATGTAAGATAAAGGGGCCATGTCTCCTTTTAATCGGTAAGATTTTGCTTTGTATTCTACTTTTTTTGTTGCCATTATAATATGATTTAATTTGATTTATAAAAAATAATTACCCTCGTCATTATAACGAGGGTAAGTATTACTACTATTTACTATGCATCTTGAAATAAGAAGAAGTTGTTTGCACCTAAAGTACATACAGCTCTTTCACTCAAGAAATTTACTTCCATTGCATCCAAGTCACTTGTTCTTGCACCACCAGCTGAACCAGTAATCCAAGACTTGTAACGTCTGTCTTCAGTTTCTGAAGCTCTGTAACGAACATGTAGGAATGGTCTCTTAGCGTTCTTACCTAAGATTTGATCATATACAGTTGTAGAACCAGCTGGAACTAAAAGTCCACTAACTTTACCTGCATTAAGACCACCTCTCATAGTAGGATCGTTTAAGTATTTCCAGTCAGACTTGTAGAAGTCATAACCTCTACGGAATCCTGTGAAACCTAAGTTTAAAGCCATATCCTTATCATTGTCAAATAAACCATATGAAGTACCACCTGCTCCGTAAGAGTTTTGTGCTGCTAACATATCGTCAATGTCAAATGAAAATTGTCTGTCTACAAAAATAACATTTTCTTCAATAGATCCTTGCTTGTCAAGTCTTTGAATAATGTTATCAAATTGAGCTAAAGTTGTTGGGTTTCCACCACCGAATACATTACCTCTATTTCCTACTACATAGAAAATCCCTTCAGATCCAGACTCATTAATTACAGAAGCTCCTGCTGCTGTACCTTGTAAGTAATCTCCTGCTCCAGAACCTGCTGCTGCTGGTACTGCTTCAATCATTGCTGTTTCTAAGTAATCTTCAAAACGCAATCTTGTATCATGTTCAGATTTCAAATACCATAAGTATCCAGTTGCACCATTTTCAGAAGTAACTTCTACCCATCCAATTTGAGCCATGTCAGAACCAGAAACAGAATATTTGTCTTTGATAATGATTGGTTTATTTTGGAAAAAATAGTCATCAGATTCTAAAGATCCAACCATTCCATTTACACCTTTTGCAAATTCCGAACCGTATACAAAAATATCACATGAAGTTGCTGCTGCCATTGCTTGACCGCCACCTTCATAGTATGCAATTGTTACTACGTTTGGATTTGCAGCTGTTGGAGCTACAGAAATAATACCTTTGTTCTGTAAAGTAGAACCAGCTGTATTATCAGATACCATTACAGTTTGACCAGCTCTAAGAGCAGCCTGACTTGATGTACCACCTAAAGCTGGGTTGAAGTTTGTAATGTTGTTTGGAATTGTCCAAACAGCAGCGTCAACTCCAGCAGCTGCTGCTGATGTACATGCTTGATATTTAGTGTGTAATCTTCCTTGTTCTGCCCATTTGATAAGGTCAGACGTTGAAGGCATTTCAGCACCAACCATTCTTAAAAATGATGCTACTGTTCTATTTCCATAACGCTCAAATTCCTTTTCGTAAGTATCTGGAAGATACTGATTCAAGAAATCAAAGTTAGTTATGTAGTTTGTTGATAAAGGAGTTTGCTGCGCACTTGGCTGCAAGTCAAATCCTGGGGCTACATTTACTGCCATAATTTGTTTTTTGTTAAATTAATTATTTTTTCTACTTCTAATTTTGAGTCCTCTTCCACTATCGCTACTTGAACTCATAGGTCTAATCGTAATTCCATTTTTAGAAACCGATTGAGATTGTTGTCTAACATCCATATTAATGTTTTTTGATTTTCTCGAAACATTATCTACAGTTGCAGCAACCCCTTGTTCGTAAAAGTGTTTGGCAAACTTATCAGGATTCATCGCTACCGATAAAGCTCTATGATAACCTACAGGATCTGTAATTAAACCATCATTGTCCATAAATTTGTTAACGAAATTGTTAACGTCAGATTGAACATTTTTAAGTTCTTGTGCATCACCTGGTTTAAAAGAAATGTTTTTTTCACCAATTGAAAATTCAAAACCTTTGAACTCATTGTTAAAAACCGACTCGGTTTTATCTAAGAAATAATCATACTTTTTTTTGTTCCCCTCTGTAATAGTCTTTGATTCCTCTACATACTTTTTATAAGCATCAATGTCTTCTTTTTGATCTTCTGATAACCCACCCCCACTTGACTCAAGAGGAATTTTATATTTATCTTTCTCATCATTAAGAAACTTTTTTGCCTTAGAAAGTTCTCTTTTTTTAGCTAATTTTATTTTTCTAATATCTTTTTCATCATCTAAGTCTTCGTCATATGAAAACTTATCTTCTATAATGTCTTCGATATCATCTGAGTCTAAACCTTCTTCAGTTGACTCATAATAATTAGCAAGTACAGCATTATCGTCCATATCATCAATGTCTTTTTGTAAATTATAAAAGTCATTAATTCCACGACCAGTTTCCTGCTTGTACTTTAAATACGCAGATACATCTTCTGGTAAATCAGGATTTGCCTCTTTTTCCGCAAATAATTCATCAACAGAATTGATATCTTTATTGTATCTTTTCTTTATATATGAAAGAACATCATCATCATTTAATTCTGGTATAGATGTTTTTTCACTCTTAGTTTCATCAACCGATGTTTCTTCGGTAGTTGAATTTTGTTTATTACTTAAATCTACTTTATCAATAGATTTATCTTCAATTACTTTTTCTTCAAATTGTTCTTGATGTTCTTTTAACAACGTCTCTTCAACTTGCGCTCTTGATTTTTCTTCGACATTCCCATCGACTGCTTTTACTTTAAATTCCATTTGATTCTATTTTTAACAAAGTTAATACTAATTTAATTATAATTTTAGACTATTTATCTTGGGTTAAATTCTGCTAAATCAAACCCATCTAAACTATCTTCATTAGACTCAAAATTTATAGCTGGCAAATCTCTTTTTTTCTGTTCAATCATTTTAGAGGTTTGCGTTGACTGCTGACTAATTCTATCATTCTTTGCATTTTCTCTTTCATCTTCTCTTGTCTGTAAATTCTGAGAATCAATACCTTTTAATTGCATCTGCATTTCAAATTCTACCTGCATTAACTGTTGTTTTAATTCAGCTTCTCTTTGTAATTTTTGAATATCAAAAGCAATCTCTGCTTCTTTAACAGCAATCTTAGATTGAGTTTCAGCTTGATTTGTTTGCATAGCCATTTGTGCAGCAGCTTGTTGCGCTTGCATTTGCATTTGAGCTTGCATTTGTTGTTGTTGTGATTGCATTTGTTGCTCCATTGCTTGTTTAGCTTTACGCTTAACTTTAAGCAACTGATTTGCCATTTTCAAATTAGATAGTTCTCTAATATCAATAGCATCTTCAAGATTAATATCTGCTTTAGATAAAGCCATCTGAATGTTTTGTTCTAACATAGCCTTTTGTTCTTCATCTGGCATAAGCTCTATAAAGACTCCAAAATCATACAGATATAAATTTTTAATATCTTCAATTATACTTAAATTATATTTACCAATTTGCATTGCAAACTCATCTTTAAAATCTGCAAATTCTAAAACATCTGCGGTTCTAATAGATAAACATTCTGCTAAAGTTCTTGTAATATATAAACTTGCGTTTAAAATATGTCTTGTAGCTACATTAGAGTTTAATGCTGCTAATTTCTGGACACCAACTAATGAATTTGGATCAGGACTTGATCCATCACGAGCTTCATTTAAACCTGTTACAGACCTTATCATATCTAAATAATGATTGTAGTTACCAATAAGCATTTGCATTTTACTTGCACCACTATTTGCAGTTAACTGAGTAATCGGAACTCTTGCATTATTATATTCACCATCTTGCGTGTAGCTTCTACCAATAACACTACCTGTTTGAAAATACAAACGTAGTGCATCTTCAGGATTGTATGCGTTACCAGTTCCTAAGTCTACTTCATTTAAACCATCAGCATCAATAAACACACCATCTGGAACTACTCTTGAGACTACTTGTTGTATTTTTAGATGACTAATTTGAATTAAATCAGCAAAAGGTATCATTCTTTTTACTAAAGACTCTAATTGCCCTTTGTACATTTTTGGCGCACAAGCAACATAGTTAGGCATAGCATATTGACTTGCTGATTTTGGTCTAACCATATTTTCTCCAAGTTTCCATTGAAGCATAATATTAGTTCCCATTACCATAACACCATCATACCATACATCAATAGTTTTAGTGATTTTTTCAAAGCCACCTTCATCCATCATTTCTTGAGGTGGATTAAATTGATCGTCTTTTTGAACAGTTTTAAAACTACCATCTGCCATGCTTTTCTTTTTATAAACAAAAGTATGCGTGGTCTTGTAATTAAAATACATTAATGTAGCAGTATCCCTATGAAACATACTGTTCTCATAAAATTGTGCAGAATTATAGTAGTCATACCAAGACTGGCTGTATTTAGAAATTTCAGATAAATCTTCGTTTGTCAAAGAAGGATCTATTTTAAGTAATTCTCCAATAGGAACTGTTTTAATTTCGCCCCAATAGAAAGTATCTTTAAAGTAAGGATCTTCAGTATAACTATAAACCACATTTGCTGGATCTACATATTCAACTCGAACACCCTCGCCTGGTAAAAACATGTGTTTTGCCATACCAATACCTAAACAAGTAATATCATAATCTACACGTTTTCTGGTGTCATTATAATGGCTTGCTTGAAATAATGTATCTATAGCTTCTTCAGTTGCAATCTCTATAGAGGGTTTATAATTCATTTGCATGAAAAGCTCTAACTCTGCATCTGTTTCTGGTAAATCGTCTTCTTTAGTTTGAAATACATTAACACCAAAATCAGATTCAATTTGTTGTAGTAAAGGTTTTGCCAACATATCACCCTCTATCATTTCTTGATATTGGTTTCGTTTTTCAGCCGACAATGCGTCTTGCGCAACTGCTTTTATTTTAAAAAGCCTATCATTCATTCCATTAACTACAATGTCAACAAATTTTGGAATAATAGGAACTGGTGTCCAATCTAAATTTAAATAACTTAAATCACCATCAATAGCTAATTCATTTTTATATTTACCAACCGATTGTTCTCCGCGAGCATATAATCTTAAACGATGAAAATCACCTGATTGAGAATAAAACCTACAAGATCCACTGTCTCTCCTAAACCACTCGTATTGTATTGCTTGTCCAACTTGAAGTCCAAATTCCATTGTGTCTTTAACGGAGTCCGAAGCAAATTGGTCTGGAAATGCAGATGCATTTACTTGTATTTTTACGTCTTTCATTATTTAAGTAATTGACTAACTGAATTCTTATTATTATATCTTGCAAAGTTAATGCTTATTTTCGATTTTTCTTTAGCTGGGGTATACAAGTGTTTTTGGTTCGCCATTATAGCTAACCCAGAACTAATTGACGCATCAAACTTTGTTCGATTATTAATATCAAATTTTGCCCAATCTTCTAAAGTTCTTTGAAAATACATTATACCCATTTCATCACTATCTCTATAATTTTCCATTAAATCTAAACCAACATGTTTTTCTATGTATGATTCTATTGCAGAAGCGTGTGATTGTTTTACATCTTCACTTGAATTTGGAATCCCACCTAATTCTTTTTCTGTCTTTGATAATTTATTAAATGTTTTATCAGGTCTATTAATACTAAAACCTCTATAACCTCTATTTTTTAAATGATACAATAAACGAGGTTTATTATTTTCACATAATATTGGCATCCCATAAAACACACAAGCCATTAATATTTCTTCAAAAAATATTTCAGCTGTTTGAGGCCGAGCTATGTATTCTAAAAAAAACTCATTACTTGGAGCGTTATCCATATTGAATTTGGTCTGCCCATGTAAAGAACCATTAGATCCTTTCCCAACTACAACTCCTGAAATATCATATGAATCACATCCAAACGAACCTACATGTTCATTACCTGGATATTTTCTTCCATTTTTTATTTTTACATTATTTTGTAATGACCTTTCAGGTAACCAAGATACAAAAAATCTTCCTCTTTTATCAGGACTCCAAATTACCCTACTATCTAAGATACCATTCTCCCAAGAAAAAGATCCTTGAGTTATATTTTGTCCCATAATTAAAGAATCATTATAGTCAATTTGCTGATATATTTTAGTTAAATTAAAAAGAGATTGTTTACTCTCATCTCTAAAAGCATGAGATTCAGTTCTTGGGAACTGTCTGTAAAATTCATTTAACGCATCTGGATCATTAGATAAAGAATCCACTTCGTTTTGCCAATAATTAATAGCTCCTTGATTTATCATTTCACCATCTATTCCCTTTATAGGCTTTTCAGGAGTTTCA